CCAGCATAGATCTACTGTTAAAGGGCATACACACATCACAAAACACGCATAACACGCTTATACTGCACGATAGTAAACAACTGGTACAAACACTGCTGCTACTGTCTAACTCACCGTTGTATGACGCTGTATGCGCTGCTAAGACACCTAAATAGTACGCTATTATCCTTAAACTGCTAAATAATACTGTAACAAATGAATTTGGATCACATGTAAGCAAGTATGTGCATTGTGCTTCGAAGAGTAAGCTATATATAAACACTGCATGGTTGAACATTCAGTTTGTTACACTTAAAGACTAGGAGAATAAAATGGCTACTATTACGCACACACATGTACTAGCAATGGCTCGTAACTTAACTACAGGGCAAACTGTCAAAGAGCAGGATCTTACTGGTCATAGGTTCTTAAACAACGTAAAGCAAAGAGATTGGTGTCAACAGGCAGCGGACAAACTAGCAGCACGTATGTCAAATCGTGTACCAGGTGGTTGGGAATCAAAAGTAGTACCTTACACGCCAGGCAAGAACGTATTAAACAACACACGTAGATTCAAAACAAAATAATTTCAGACAGGCGGTACACTAGGTGAAACTCTAGTGAACAGTCACGGGGCCATGATCATCGCTACCGTTTTTGCTGCGCTATCGCTACGCTGCTTCGCAGCCCTTTAAAAATCGCGAACTGCTTCGCAGCTTTTTGAGCTTACCGCTTCGCGGCTATCTTTTTGATGAGGAGTGGGAGATACACACTTACAGCAACAAATCCCCAGAACACGGCCAGCACTGTCGCATAGAACTTCCAATTGGTGTAGTCAAGTGCTACGCCCAGTGAAACACCACCTATCCATACATAGTCCAATGTGGCATGAAAACGTTTCCATTTATCGCCATATGTTCTGATTAATTTTTCTCTTTGCCATGCAAACCAAGGGTGTACGTGTCGCATGATCACAAACCCTTCGTTTAATACCATTACTGTAAAGCCTATCCAAAATACTAAGTTCATTGTATTACCTGCTGTGCTATAACCATCATGCTCAGCCATATCCATAGTGTGTTGAATCCAACCAGCGTGGGCAGCAGCTTCTTGTTACTGGCCCATATTAGCGTTAGGCTTGTAAAAAGTGCTATGAAATAGAACTGCCAAATTTGAATGCCAAATATCAGACCCGGTATGATTATGATGGCCTTGGCTATCCAACTTGCTGCTTCGATTATATTATAGTTTGTCCAATATTCGCGGGTGAACCACATAGCATAACAGTCGCGTATGTTTTTCCAACCCACCACTGTGTATACTGCTACAGTAAGTGTTATCCACGATATAATGGCAAATAAGACCTGTTCTTGTGTCATGCTAGTATTTAAAATAACAGTTGACTTTGTTGTGCAAATGTGGTATAATTATATTATATAAGCGGCTATAGCTCAGCTGGATAGAGCGTAGGTTTGCGGAACCTAAGGTCAGGAGTTCGAATCTCTTTAGCCGCGCCAGAATTATATTATAGAGGGAACTAGTTATGAAAAAAGTTGGTAAGTCTCTTAGACTGCATCGCAGCACACAAGCTCGTAAAAGAAGAAAACTCACAAAAAATATTGTAGAAGGAGTTACTACACGCCGATGGGGGCGATTGCGTAAGCTACGCAAGAACAAGTAATTCTATAAGCCTAATGTAACTAGCAGCGATTGTATAGCACTGGTTTTTGCTGTGCATCAAGTACAAGGTCACCTGTGTCCTTAAACTGTGCTACCATAACACCTCTACCACCATTTGAACCTATTAACTTGCAAGGCACAACTTCTCTGTCGTCTACAGTTCTAGCAATGTGTTTAGTCGCAATACCACGCTTTTTAATTCCTGGCATAAATTCCTTTGACTGTAGTTATCTCTATGCTTTTAATTGATAGGCATAATTAACTGAATCTTCATTGATGCGCCATTTAACAGCACCATTGCGTAGATGAAAACGTTCAGCCATTTCAGTGGTAGGACTAAGTGTTACTAAGTTTTTAATTTTAGGTCTGTGTTCGTTGATCCAGTCTGAAGCGTCTATGATTAACTGTCTGCCGCTTCCTTTACTATAACTCCATATGGTATAGAATACAGCAGTATCAGCAAACATGCTGCTACGATATGTCATATCATTTACACTGTCAGGGATACCTTCTGTGTAGCGTACACAACAAATGCTGCCCAAGTAATCTCTATCATCATAGAGACCGAACATTTCTGCTGATTCGTTGATTCGATATTCAGCTGTGAGATGAGGACGGACTGGATCGTCCTTTATAATTTGTGACACCCATTCGTCACAAGTATTGATAACTTTAAGCATTGCGCTCTAATTCCTTGTGTTAATGCTACTATTTAATAAACTTTAGTATAGAATTATACTAATTCTGGTGCTTGTTCTAGGCTTAATTGTTCATCTTCTAGTTCACGTATTTCACTAGTTAATTGATCAATCATACCCAAATTACGCAGTTGTTTGAATACAATATTTTCTACTGAATATTCACCTGCTCGTTCAAGCCCTGCTTTGCGCATTTTTGTCAGCTTCTGTTTTGCTAGACGCATTTTAGGCAAATCTTTTGATATTAATGCTGCTTCTATATCATGCTGTATGCTGTCTTTCTTTGCACTTACAGCAGCGTCATTAATGTTTGGTCTTACTTTCTTAGGTTCTACAATCCATTTGTTTCTGCTTAGACTGTAAACACCTGTTGAATGATGTGGTTCTTTTGCACCTTGTACATAACACTCTACAGGTAAGTTCTTAATGCGTATGTTATGTTCTTCTGCCCATAGTGCTTTCTTTGCATTGTATAGTTCTCTTTGTTCGTCACTGGGCATACCGCGAACAATGATGTGCAAATCTAAATCACTGTATTCTGTCCAAGTAAAGTTTGCATTAGAACCTGTTAGTGTGTAGTCTGCTACATCTAATTCTACACCTATAAACTCTTCAAACACTTTTGCAATCTCAATAAGTTTTTCTCTTATTTCAGATTTAAGAGATCCGCCTTCCCATAAGACTGGGTTTAACTTCTTGTTAACGGTCATGGATTCTTCGTTGAGTAGTTCTACAATGCGCATACTACTATTTAGCCCACATTAAGTGATACGTAACTAGTGTCTTTTTGTTGTAGAAATCTGCGACAAGACGTTTTGTGTTATTACCTTTTATTTCTAACATAAGTTGAACGTCTTCAGGATTTTGATTTAGCAACCAAGAACAATGATCTTTACCTATTGCTTTTTGTACGCTGGGCCAATCAATGTCGTATTGTGCATCGACGGTTTGGTCAGCATAGGTGCGCCACTCGTGTATTTTTACTTTAGTATTCTTCATCACCACCCATATTCGATAAAATTTCTCTCAGCTTAGTTGACTCTACCTTGCCTTTAATTTTACCGACCGATGCGCCATCTGTTGGATCATCAGTGGGTGTGTTATTTTCGCCTGTGCTTGTTGCTGTTTTTCTTTTGATTGAATCTATTATACTTGAATTGCCTGAACGTTCTCCGTTTGTAGCCTCTTGTTCATCTTCATCTATGTCTACAATACGTAGCGTGTCAATGTCAAAGCCTAAGTCAACTTTTTGACCTACACCACTACTTGAACGTGTTTTCATTAATTGTATTTGATATCTACCTCTTTCACGCATAGCCCTACTTGTAAAGATACCAAACACATTGTCTGCTGTTTGAATCTTACTAAGTCCGCCACTAATATGAGAATGATCAAATTCTACTTCTTCTACTGCACCTCTATTCAACTGTGCCGCTGTAACAAATACAGTTTGCAGTTCCATAGCCAAGTTACGTAGTTCTTCAGATACATACTTGTCTTTTACAAATAAGTTTTCTGCACTAATCTTTTTACCTATAGGCATCAGCAAGTCTAAGTAGTCTACTAATAATACGTCTACTTTCTTACCTACCTTAATCTCATATTCTTTTAGATACGCTCTAATATCATTAGCAGTCTTTCCACTAGGCATATATTTGATCTGCATCATACCTGCCTTTTTGCCAATCATCTTAACTTTCATTTCTACATCTTCAAGATCTTTAAAAATGTTTCTTGTGCTAATACCTGTTACCATACTATCAACACGCATACCAACTAGTGCTTCACTAAGCTCTAATGTTAAGTAAACTACATTAAGTCCTGATAGTGCAAAGTTAACTCCTAAGTTTGCTAAGAACAAACTTTTACCTGCACCAGATCCACCTGCAAAAATATTAAGTTCGCCTCTATTGAATCCTCCAAATAGTTTTCTATCTAAACTATCCCAACCAGTTGTAACCTGTCCGTTCTTGTCTTTGAGTCCCATAAGTCTTGCTTTAGGATCTTCAAAGTAATCTGTACCCATATCACGTGCTAGTCCTATTTGAACTGCGTCTTTTACAAGTCCTTCAACTTCGCCATACTCATTCTTTTCTAATAAGTCTG